ACTTCCTGGGCGGCCGGAGATTGGCCAGGCGGGATGACTTGCTCACCTCGCTTAAGGATTGCCAGCCCCTCCATCATGCCGGCAGGGGGCTTAAAGTAAGACGTGCCAGTGTGCAATTTGGGGATTAGCGGGATGTTGATGCCCCATTTTTTGCCACCGATGACGGGAACCCAGTCAGGGATGTCCCATTTGAGCTTGTTTAGGCCGCGTATCATGCTATTCATCCCATCAATAATTTTGTTGATAAATCCTCTGATGCCGCCCCAGATATCTTCCCAAACGCCGACGACGCCTTTTTTGACTTTGTCGAAGGTGTCGACGATCTTCTCCTTGGTCCGTGTGAAAAAGTCCGTGATTTTGCCCCAGACTTTGGAGGTGGTCTCCCGGATGCCTTCCCAAAGATCAGCGAAAAACTTCGTGATAGGCTCCCAGTTTTTGATCACTAGGTATACGCCGGCAGCAAGAGCAGCTACTGCGGCAACCACTGCCAAAACAGGTGCGGAGATAGCCCCGATTGCGCCCCCTAATGCACCCAGGATGGGCATTAGTGCCCCTATACCTGTAGCGATGCTGCCTATAATCATCAGCAAAGGGCCAAGAGCCGCCACCAGTCCTCCGACAATGACAATGGTCTTTTTCTGCCCGTCGGTGAGGCTGCCGAACCAGTCGACGGCCCTCTGCAGCCAGCCGACGAGTTTCTCTATCATGGGGGCTAAAGTTTCCTGGATGGTACCGCCAAGGTCGGCGCCAACCAGTTTGAGGTTGTTCAATGCGACTTTCAGCTTGTCGGCAGGGTCCAGGGTGGCTTCAAATGTGCTTTCGACCGCCCCTGCAGCGCTCCCTGTCGCGTCCTGAAAGTTTTTCAGGTCCAAGGCTCCGCGCTGGAGTGCGTCCAGCATAAAAGTTGCGCCCCTGGTGCCAAAAGCCTCTGTGGCGATGGTCAGGGCCTCAGCTTGCGAGCCAGCCTCGCCGATGTGCTGGATAAGCTCTGCCAGGCCGGTGGTCAGATCCTTGCCGTCTTTCGCAAAGTTGACTTGGGCCCTGGATAGGTAGCTCAGGGCCTTACTGCTATCCACCCCGGCCTGCTCCAGGCTGCCCATGAGGGCAACGCTTTGGGCAAAATCGAGGTTGAGTTCTTTGAGCTGTGGGGCGCCCTTGGTTACCCGGTCAAAAAGCACCTCTGTGCTCTGCCCGGTATCCTGTGCTGTCTTGGTGACAGCGTCAAGGACCATGCCCAGATCTTCGGTCTCAAGTTGGAAAGCCTCGATTGCCCTGCGGGCATCGATGGCAGCTTTTGATACGTCTTGACCGTTGATTGCCGAGAACTTAATTGCCTGTGCCGCGGCATCTTCAAGCGCTTCCCCGGTCAGGCCAAATTGGGTGTTGATTTCGCCGATGGCATCGCCGACGGTCTGCAAGTCGGCCGGTAAAGTTTTGGCCACACCTTTAAAAGACTGTTCCAGGCCCTCCAACGTTTCGCCGGTGGCACCGGTTTTGGTAATGACGGTGTCCAGGGCGTCGTCGACTTCTTTCCAGGCGACCTGGCTGGCTGCGGCGATTCCCATGATTGGAGCGGTGAGGCCCTTGGTTAGGCCCTTGCCGACGTCGGTGGCCTTTTTCCCAAAGTCCCCGACGGCCTTGCCTGCGTCTTTCCACTTGTTGTTGACGTCCTTGAGCTGCTTCTCTAGGTTTTTGAGGTCCTGCTCGGCCTTGATGACTTCCCGCTGGATGGCCCTGTATTGTTCTTCGCCGACTTCGCCCCGGCGGAACTGCTCTTCGACTTGCTTCTGTGCTTCTTTGAGGGTGTCCAGCTTGGTTTTGGTGTTGCTGACGGCCTCGCCGAGGAGCTTTTGCTTTTGGGCAACCAGCTCGGTATTTTTGGGGTCCAGCTTAAGCAGGCGGTCAACCTGCTTGAGCTCGCTCTGGAGATCGCGACTTTTTTTATTGACGCCTTCCAGCGCCTTGTTTAAAGGCTGGACATTGCCGCCAATTTCGATGGTGATGCCTTTTATTTTTTGTGCCATGCTTACACCCCTTTACCAGCGGTCAAAGTCTGCTTGAGTGGCCATGCGGACGCTTGGCTCCTGGCTTTGGCTGTCATGTTCGTTGTGGTATGTGGCGATGATGCCCAGGACCATGCCAACAGTTAGATCGTCAAGGTCCCGGATGGTGATGCCGTGTTGCATAGCCCGGAAGACGAAAAGCTCGGTTGTCAGATCAGATTCGTCGTCGTCCTCCGGGGCTACTGGTTTTTTAGCTCTGCGGTGCTCCCCAGGCTAAGCTGTATCAGGTCCATAAGTTCGGGCATGATGTCGTTAAGCGGGAAGGTGCTGAAACTGTCTAGCCACTGCATCGGCGGTGGGATGCTCGGGTCAGCGGTTTTTGCTAAAGTCCAGGCCAGGTTGAAAAAGACCTCTAGGTCCAGGGCGTTAATGTTGGCTAGGATGTTCTTTTTCTGGTGCTTGTCCCAGCGGACCGCCTTCTGCAGCTTGAAGATGTCTTGGAAAGCGTCCCGCCCAAACTGCTGTTTATACCTGAGCAAAAAGGCGCCAGAGCTTTTAAAGCGTACCTGGCGCCCGTCAATGGTCAGCGTTTTTTCCATGGGCTACGCCCCCACAGTAAGGGTTACGGTCACAGCATTGCCCCGCAGGAGCTCCACAGTAATGGTGTAAGTGTTGTTTGCCAGGTCTTCGATGTACTCCTGGCCAATGGTGACGTCTGGTCCTACAGCGGTAAGGTATACCCCTGGGATAGGTAGCCCATTCAGCAGGACATTCTTGACCGCATTGTTCTCGTCGGTGCTGGTAACTTCAATGGTGACATCATCAGGTTGGCCCTTGCTAAAGGTTATCTGGCTTACGGTCACTGTGTTGGTCGGTGCGCCTTTCAAGTAGACGGCACTAAAAAATGTGTCATAGCCAGTCTGGTTTTGCTTTATCCTGCCTCTTACCAGCCGGGTATCGGGGGCTGGCCTTGCGGCAATGTTGAGGGTATCGGTTTGGGGCTCCTTGGTGTTGGTGGTGGTGGCCCCAGATACGTCCGGCCGTGCCGCAAGCACATAGTAGTCTACATACCGAGTCTTGTGGACGTCGCCGTCGAACTCGTAGAGCAGAGCAAAGTGCTTCGGCTTGGCGTCGGCGGACTCATAAAGCGCGCCATTTTCGTCCTCGATGTCGCCCAGGATGTCCTTGCGGAAGCTATCCGGGATTAGGGCAATCTCCAAACTGCCCTCATAGCCGTTGTTGGTATTTTCTTCATAGTAGCGTCCGTCGTCGGCAAAAAATTCGACGGGCTCGCCGGCAGGAGAAAGCGTAAGGTTGACTGCGCCCGGGATTGGTACTGGCGTGCCATAGCTGATGACGCCGTTGGCCTCTGTGACCACGGCGAAATGCACATTTTTAAGGCCGTATTTGACCTTGTTGCTTTGACCGTTCATGGCTTTCCCTCCTCAAATTTCGTAGAGGACCTGGAAAAGGCCCTCTGAACCGATATAGGTTTCCGTTTTCTCCCAGTAGATCTCGGACAGTGCGCTCTCCACCAGCTGCTCGGTGGCGGGGTCTTTTTTGGCGGTGTAAAGTTCAACTTGCCAGTTGTCTGCACTGTAGTGGACTTTGTTGTCTGCCCCGAAGTTGTCCGGGCCAGGAGATAGGTAAACGATATAGGGCGGCGGCGGAGGCGATACAAAGTGGTGGTATGCGTATGGTATCCCCGTTCCCTCTAAGAGGGTTTCCAGGCTTTTTTTATCCACGCTCAATCGCCTCCTCTATCTCCGCCACGAATTGTTTGATGACCATTTCTTCTGCCGGCCGAATGTGAGGTATACCCTCCACTCTGCCCCCGTTGACTTTGGCATGGCCGTTCTCCAGCAGGTGGGTCAACTGCCAACGAGTGTTATGGATCACTCTCTTGGAGGGCTGGCCCTTAGATGCAAATGTTGCCATCTTCCAGGACTTGGCATACTTGCCTGTACGCTTCGGGCTGGTCTTTTTGAGCATCTTTACCGCCTCTTTGCCTACTCGCTCGCTGGAAACATTGACCTTGTCGACTACCTCGCCGGAAAACTCTCGGAGGCCCTTGGCGATTTCTGCTGCCAATTGGTCTATATTGATTGTTTTGGTCATTATCGTCCCCCCAGGGCTTCGTCCAGAATCTGCTGGTAGTACTCTTTAGCCTCAGGGTCTATGTCTTCTGTGGCCAGGATGTGCTCAACCAGCGCCTTGATGGCTTGCACGAGCTCATGGTCAATCAGGGACTGGCCGGGGTCGGTGTCGCTGGGCCGGGCAATGGCTTTAATTTTGGCCCACAGGCCGCCGTCTTGGAGTTGGTCCACCTGCCTGATGTCGTAAACCTGGCCGCTATAGACTAGCCGGAAGTCGGTAGAGTTGACCTCTTCCAGGGCAGGCAGCTTGCGGACCGTAAAAACCACGGTCTGCTCCTCTCCCCGGGCGGCGGCGGCATAGTATTCTGTGCCGTAAAGCTGTGTCTTTTCTGCTCGGAGGGTTTTCCATGGTGCCCACAGCTCTACCTGGTTTCGGTCGGCATCAAAGACCAGAGCGCGCTTTTGCAGTGTTATCCGGCGGCGGGGGACCTTGGCCAAGTCCTTCATTGCATCAGTTTTAAGTCTCATCGGCCTCATCCTCCGGGAGCTGGGCGACGCTGGTCATGATTTGCAAGCGCAGGATCTGCTTGGCGAAATTCTCCTCGAAGTACTCCGAGGCGTTGTTGTAGGCATAGCGGACATAG